GCTGCCTCACCAATGATAGAAGCAGGCAGAGTCTGGTTGCCTAAAAATAAAAAATGGTCTGATGATTTATACACAGAGATTTTACAGTTTCCAAACTCAGCTCATGATGACCAAGTTGATGCTATGACAATGGCTATACATTACATGAAAGAATCCTGGAGATTAACACATCCTGATGACCCTTATATGGAAGAAGAAAATAATAATAAAAAAAGGGTTGCATATTGGCGAGTTTAGTGGTATAATATATATATGAATAAAATTAATGAATTATATACACAATTAGCTACTCCAATACCAGAAAGAAAAGAACCTGTTCGTTCTTTAAAAGAAGGTGTGGGTAGTCAAAAGATTCCTGATATATCAGATGAAGAGGCAGGAAACATATTAGATAATGTTATGAAGTTTGGTTTACAAATGTTATCAGGTTCTGATATAGCTAGAGAGATAGGTGCTTCTCAACTAGAGCCTACAATATCAGAAGATATTCAAGAAGGTAGAATTGGTGATGCAGCATTAAAAGGTGTAGGTACAGCATCAGATGTAGCATTAGCTGCTTCTCCTTTTCTTGGCCCAGCAGGTTTAGTAGTTGGTCCAGCAGCATTAGGTGTAAAAGCTGCAACTAAAGTATTAAAAAGTAAATTACCAAAACAAGAATTTACCAGTGCTAAAACATCTAGGCCACAGATTGCTGCTATATTTAAAGATAAAAATTTTGATATTAAACCTGGTGAGATTAATATAGATATTGGTGGAGGTAAATTTGATAAGGGAAGTGATTATATAAAGAAAAATAAAAAAGCAACTAATTTAGTTTATGATATTTTTAATAGAAGTAAAGAACATAATGATGAAGTATTAAATACAATATCTAAAAAACCTGCTGATACAGCAACAGTTGCAAATGTTTTAAATGTAATTAAAGAACCAGAAATTAGAAAATCAGTAATTGAAGAAGCAAAAAATTTTACTAAAAAAGATGGTAAAGCATTTTTTATAACATATGAAAAAAAAGGAACTGGTATTGGTGAAATGACTAAAGATGGTTTTCAAACTAATATGAAAACAAAAGATTACTTACCAGAAATAGAAAATGTATTTGGTAAAGGTAATGTAGAATTAAAAGGAAAAACTATTATTGCAACTAAAGGAACACCTGATTTAAAAACAAAAGCTGGCAGTGTGGTTAAAAGAGGCTCTAATAAATATTCAGTAGGAAAAGTAATGGGTAATGATATTTATTTTTATAAAGATTATATTAATGATATGCCAAAGGAAGTACAAGCAGCATATATAAATTCAATAAATAAATTACCAGAAAATTTTAATTTTAAAACTATTAAGTATAATGATAAAGATAAAAGTATACGATTTGATGAAGCACCAAACTTTGATACAGCAAGAGAGCCAATACCAGGAAATACAATTACAGTTAAAAAAGATGGCAGTGTTGGTGAACCTCGTAATGTAACACAAATACTACATCATAAATGGCAATGGGTTAAAGATGATTACCCAGGTTTTAATGTAAAAGAAGAATATAATTGGTCTAAAGACTGGTTAGAAAAAGGTGTAAAAGCAACAGGTAGTAGAAGAATATGGGAAGAGAATTTAAAAAAAGCAAAATTACCAATTGAGAGGAACTAAATAATGGCAGTAGAAAAAAATCCATTTGAACAAAAAGAAGAAACAACTAATGTAGTATCTATAAATGCTACAGTACCAGAAGATGAGAATGTATCTTTTGAAGTTGCAGATGATGGTGGAGTTGTAGTAAACTTTGGTGAAGAGGGAATAGAAGAAGAAGTAACAGCAAAAGAATATTATACAAATCTTGCAGAAAATATGGATGAAGGTTTATTAAATGATATTGCTAATACAGTTATTGATAATTTTCAAGCAGATAAAGATTCTAGAGGTGAATGGGATTCAATGTTTGAAAGAGGTTTTGATTTACTAGGATTAAAACTAGAAGATACAACAGAACCTTTTGAAGGTGCATGTACTGCAGTGCATCCTTTATTAATAGAGTCTGCTGTTAAGTTTCAAGCAAAAGCCTCACAAGAATTATTTCCATCTGGTGGTCCTGTAAAAGCACAGATATTAGGTAATCAATCTGTAGATAAACAAGAACAGGCAAATAGAGTTCAGAACTTTATGAACTACCAGTTGACTGAACAAATGCCAGAATACTTTGATGAGTTTGAAAGAATGTTATTTCATCTACCTCTTATAGGTTCTGCTATTAAGAAAGTATATTATGATGCTGGATTAGAAAGACCTGTGTCAGAGTTTGTACCTATTGACCAATTCTATGTTTCTTATTATGCTTCTAATTTAAGAAAAGCAGATAGATATACACATGTTATTTATCGTAATCCTGTAGATATGCAAAGAGATATAGAGTCTGGAAACTATAAAGATGTAAGTTTACCAGAAGCATCTAATCCTATGCAAAGTAATCTATCAGAAAAATTAAATACTATTATGGGTATTTCACCAACAGCAGATAGTGACCCACAATATGTATTACTAGAACAACACGTACATCTTGACATTCCTGACCCTGAATGTGAAGAAGGTGAGTTTGCTCCTTATATTATTACAGTAGAAGAGGAGTCTCGTCAGGTACTAAGTATTCGTAGAAACTATAGAGCTAAAGATGCAAATAAAGAAAAAAGGATGCATTTTGTCCACTACAAATTTGTGCCTGGCTTTAGTTTTTATGGGTTAGGTCTTATCCACTTCTTAGGTAATTTAACATTAACAGCTACAGCAGCAATGAGAAGCCTTGTTGATGCTGGACAGTTTGCTAATTTACCAGGAGGGTTTAAGGCTAAAGGAGTAAGAATGGTGGGTGATAACGAACCTATTGCTCCTGGTGAGTTCAAGGAGGTCGAAGCAACTGGTATAGACTTACAAAAGGCTATAGTTCCTCTCCCATATAAAGAGCCTTCCTCAGTGCTATACAATATGCTTGGATTTGTAACTGCTGCAGGTCAGAAGTTTGCAGACAGCACAGAACAAATAGTTTCTGATGCTGCCTCC